ATAAGCTACCATTATTTTAGCCCTAATTCCTTCTCTGTGATTATCACAAAATCCCAGCTTCGATCAGCGCAGTATTCTCTGGCAGCTTTCCACTTTGCGCTATTTATCCCATATCTGGCTACTTCAACAAGATACTTTTTTGAGGGTCTCTTTGAATTATCATGAGGTTTTGGTTGTTGTGTTTGACCTAGAGGTTTAACCTCAATCATTTTTATTTTTATAAGGCCGTTTTTATCGCGCATCTTTATGACAAAATCAGGGAAATATCTATGCCATTTTCCATCAAGAGGAGATTTGTATGGTACTATAACTTCTTCAGAACCCCATTCAATCACATTTGGATTCATATCAAATTCGGACATAAGTTTTCTTTCCCATAACGAACGAAAAATAATATTCGTCGGGTCTCCTTTATATTTTTTAGGATTGATAGGTCTATATTTTCCTTTATATGCCATGTGCTTATCTATGGCATAAATACCTCAGATTAGCTATAAGAAAGACTGTCATGTCAGGCAATTTTCTAGATCCCACAGGTTCAATGCAAAGAAACATGAACGCGCTAATGGAGCGCGGTCGGCAAGTTTCGCCTGCATTATTTGGTAATAATCCAACACCCAGTCTTTATTTTCCAGAAAATTATTCAAGACTAGATCATTTTGTAACATTTAGAGCATTAAAATTTCAAAGTGTCACTAGAACATCTAGCATACAATCAGATATACCTCTTGTTGGTAATAGAGAAGGTGTTGCTGGTAGAACTTTACAAATTATATCATTACCTATGCCAGCTCAATTACAAACAGGCTATAATGCTCGTTATGAAAATGATAAAGATATATCCGCGGTAGAAGAAGTCATAGCTACGGCAGCATCAAATGTAAGAGGTGATGCAGAAGAACGCGGTAGAGCTATAGGTCAAGGTATAAGCAATGCTACAGGTTCAGCAAGAAATCAGTCGATAGGCGAAAACGTTTCATCTATATTACAAGGTATTCAAAATCAAATACAGCAGCTTAGACAAAATCCAGATGCTCAGGTTGGAGGCACAAGTCTTGCCGCGGCTGGAGCTGCTGATCTTGGTTCGGGTTTATTAAATAATGCTATAGCCGCTAATCTTGCCGGTGTTGCAAGAAACTCTCATAAGGTAATGCTATTCCAAGGTGTTGCTCGGAGAGATCATACATTTCAATTTAGTCTTTCTCCTAAAAATCGCAGAGAAGCGGAAGCAATACAGAAGATAATTGAAGCATTCAAATATCATATGTCTCCAAGTTATGGATTAGGTGGAGTTCCTGCAGCATTTAGAGGTTTGTCTGAGGGGGTTGGTCTTGGTGGCGAGACTACAAATTTCATATCAGGTTTAGCATCAAATGCTGGATCAACATCACGCGCTTTCTTTGAATATCCAGATGTGTTTCTAATTGAATTTAACAATCGCAGACAACTTTTTACTATAGGCGAATCTGTACTTTCTAGATTTGACGTCAATTATCATCCTATGAATTACCCAGCATATGTTAGATCATTAGATACACCTAATGTAGCATCTCCTGCTGAGATTGCCATTAGTCTGACATTTACCGAAACTGATATTGTCACAAAAGAACAGATAAAGCAGAATCGTAGGTAATCATGGCACAATATTTCGCGCCCTTTCCTAGAATAACATATAATGTAAAAGCTTTAAATAAAACTCTTCGTGTGACTGATATCACAAAAAGATTTATTATAAGCGATTTTTATCGTAAAAATTTTATTTCATATTACACATATGATGTTAAAGAAGGTGAACGACCAGATAATGTTGCTTATAGTTTTTATGGTGATTCTAATCTCGATTGGGTAATATTATTACCAAATTTAATAATCGATCCATATTATGAATGGCCTAGAAGTCAATCTGAAATGGAATCTTATATAAGAAGCAAATATGGTAGTACAGAAATGGCTATGAAACAGATACATCATTATGAACAAATTACTCAAAAAAGAAAAGAAGTTAGAAATGAAGATGGTGAATTAATAATTCTACCAGAAAAAACATTAATAATTGATTACGAAACTTATATTTCTTTAGGATCTAGTGATAAGAAACAGGTAAATGCTTATGATTATGAAATTCGCACTAATGATAGAAAACGTAATATATCAATAATTGATCCAAGTTATGTCCCATCTTTAGTAGAAACCCATAGAAATCTCTATATCTAATGCGCCCAGAATCTAGATCAGGTACCGGCTTAATTCATAGACTGTCGATTACATCGACGGCAACATCTATCAATATGGATATTAAAGCTCTTGCTGGTGAGATTAGCTATTATGAAAGTATAGATTCACCTTGTATATCAATGACCATAAGTGTTATTGATGGTGCAGGGTTAAGAACATCTTTGCCTATTGTTGGTGGAGAATCACTTACATATAGCATATCAGATTCATTTGCATCATCTAATCCTATAACCAATAAAATGATTTTATATAAACTATCTAACAAAGTTAGGGTAAAACCTAATGTTGATGCTTATGATATGTTTATGACAACAGAAGATTTTTTAAAAGATCAATATACTTTGGTGTCAAACTCATTTGATACAAGAAATATTGATGAAATGGTTAGAAAGATATTTGATGAACATATCGCGCCGATATCAGGTAAAAAATTAGTTACTATAGAACCTACTGATGGACTTTATACCAGTACATTTCCTAGGGTTAGTCCATTTACAGCATTAAAATATCTATCTGATGAAGCTAAAGCCGCGGATAGAAAAAGTGCATCAAATTATTTCTTTTTTGAAAATGCTAAAGGATATCATTTTGTATCATTTCAGTATTTGATAAAACAACCGCCTAAAAAGAGATTCTATTTGCTTGAAGATTATCTAGAAAATGATAGACAGTTTGAAAGACAAAGAGTTATCGCTATTGAAGAACCAGTAAGCTTTGATATGATGTCTGGAATATCTACTGGTCAATTTGGTACACAAGTTCTCGCGATAGATCCTGTCGCTAAAAGATTTAGATCATCACAATATCTTTATGATAGAGATTATTCTTCCGTTGATCATTCTGCATCAAATCGTAGATTGTCACCTAATACATCTAAGTCATATGGTACCTCAATATCAAGAGAAAAATTCATAGTATCTAATTCATATAGAGGTTCATTATCTTTTGTATCAGAAAGAGAAAGTGATACTGAAAATGATTATCGCCGCCGCCAAGAATTTTTAGGATTTGAGACTGCATCAAAGGCAGATTTATTGTCAAATGTAACTAAAGTTATGGTTCATGGTGATTCAGGTATAGCCGCAGGTGATACGATTGAACTTGTCATTCCTCAATCTGGAGAATCCAGAATGTCTCGTAGACAGTTTGATGGTCTAGCGGGCGGTAAATATCTGGTTACCGCGGTTGCACATAGACTAGGTGGTATGGGCTTTACATATGGTACTGTTATGGAATGTGTCAAAGATTCTTATTCTCAGCCAATTGATGGGAGACAATAATTATGCCAGTCCGTGATGGTGAGTGGTTAGGTACAGGCGGATTTACTTGGTTTATGGGTATTATTGAAGATAGAAATGATCCAATTCGTATTGGACGTGTTAGAGTTAGATGCTTTGGTTGGCACACATCTGATAAAGAAACACTACCTACAGATAATCTACCTTGGGCACAGGTTATGATACCTGTAACATCAGCATCGACAAGTGGTGTTGGAAGTTCACCGACTGGTTTAGTCGAAGGTAGTTGGGTTGTTGGGTTTTTCATGGATGGTAATAGAGCACAGCAACCAATGGTCATGGGAACCTTTCATGGTGTTGCTGGTGATGCCTCAACTTCAAGCGAAGGATTTAATGATCCAAATGCAACATATCCTGTGGTACAGAATACTCCTGATACAACAGGTCTTGCTATAGGCGGAACCGCATATATTAATCACTCAACAACATTAGATAGGTCAAATAATCGTGAGAGTGTAAGAGATGTTCCTACCGCTAAAGTGATGCCGCTATCATCAGTTACATTTGATGAAGACGCTGAAACTTATGAATTAAAGACTTGGGATTTTCCTGCATTACATAGTGACACTAATCCACCGTTATATCCATTTAATCATGTTCGTACGACAGAATCAGGTCATGTCATTGAATTTGATGATACTGCGGGCGCCCGTAGAATCCATGAATATCATGCATCTGGTACTAATCGCGAAATCCGTGATGATGGTACGAGAACCACTTACATAGTTGGTGATGATTTTGAAGTGGTAATTAAGAATAAAAATGTTTTGATAAATGGTTCATGTAATGTCACAATCAAAGGTGATGCTAGATTGCTAGTCAATGGAAATATGATACAAGAGGTTACTGGCGATTATCATGTATCCGTTAGAGGTGATATGCATACAAAAGTTGACGGTAATCAATATTTTGAGATACTTGGTTCTGTAAATTCTCAGATAAACACTAATGAAAGCAAAAGAATTACTGGTGATAGTGTATTAACTGTTGGTGGTGAATTGACAGAAAATTATAACGGTGAACATAAGACTACAAATTTGTCTGAT